ATAGATTCCCAGAACTCTTCGGATCGTTTTCTCTTATCTTCCAGTTCTTTCTTACGTTGAACCCGTATATCTTTCCTAAGGTTTATCAATTCTTGGTAAGCTGAGTAACCCCTAGTGGCTATGATAATCTCTCTTAGTTGGTTCTCAAGATCCTCTGCTTGCTTCCGGGCAACAAAGGTATCTAAAGCTTCCTCATTTGCAGATGAAAAGATACTACTTCTCTTCTTCTCGTGATCCCCTTTAACCTCATCAATAGCATCGAAGAGACTTCCTAAGTCCTTAGCCAGTGAGGTTATCTCTTTACCTGCTGCCACACCAGCCTTCACAGCACTGAAACTTGCTAGTGCAATACTAATCGGGTCCATCTAACTTACCTCAGGCAATAACGAAATTAACTATCTGACCAGTTGGTTGTCTAAGCTTAGTGTAGTCAGGGCCGTAAGCATAGGGTTTATTCATTTCTATTTTCTGCACTATTTCTGCAGGGCTGAGTTCTTTAGCTTTCTTCTTCAAGGGTTCCTCACCCCTACCATTCTCAAAGACTACATTGGTATGTGTCTGAAATGGCATGTTGGGTAGAGGGAAGTAGGATATAAGTGTGTTGTTTACCATTTGACTTTGTTAGCCCAATATGCTGCACTCATCTTACCCTTCTTAATGTTCTTAGCATGACGGGCTTTGAATGCTTTGTTCCGGGCTGATCCAGCAGGGCTACCCTTCACACCTTGTTGTCCAAACCTAATGATCTTTTCCTTACCACCGTCACATGCTTTGACAACATGAGACTTCTTAGGGTGATTAGGAGTTCTCTTAGGCTTGTTGCACTTCATCTTTGACTTATCTAGTTTAGCCATTACAAGCTGCCCTCCACTTAGCAGAGAAGTTGTCTACCTCTAGGATAGTTTGTGTTGTATCATCCCGTGATACAGTTGGCAGGGGTATGCTACAAACAGCATCAACGGAGTTGATCGTTGTCCCGCAACCTGTCAAGAGCAGCATCCCTATCAGTGTTAACTTCAACTTCATCAATCTTCTCTCTCGTTTCTTTGTAAGCCTTCAGGTTCTGCACCTTCTGTTTCGTCTTCTCTTTCTGGCGTCCAAACTGAATCGCCCCAAAGAGCACCACTAAGACACCTAAGGCACCTGCCACAAGGCGTTGTACTCGTGAGCCAACAATCAGGTTGAATAGCCACATCTTATTCCCCTGTTGGTCTAGCCATAGGGCGTAGAGATGTTTGAGGTGCTAGTCGTGAAGGAATATCTAAGGCTTGTTGTACAACAGAACCTTCTATCTCTTCAATCATTTGCAGTAATTCAGCATCACTAAGTTTCTTAAAGCCATCCCAAGTAGACTTTAGTTTAGCAATTTGCCGTGGCTTACTCTTGTTTTTTATCACATGGTTTGCATGGTTCAGAAACATAATATCCTGAGTTCTCTGATCAAACACAGTAGACTCATCAAGACCCATTCGTTCTGCCACCTCTTTAAGAGTAGTCCCTACAAACTGGTATCGACCCATTGGAGTTGCTGTTACATCTTCGGGGTTTACTCTCTTAACATACTGTCCATAGGGGCCAGATGGATTAGAGAACTCGTACAATTCTCCAAGAGTTTTTGTAGATACATCATAACCCTTAAAGGCAGTGTCTTTTCTTTCTGCATTATTGAACAGAGATGAGTAACCACCTAGACCTGCTTCTTTTCTATCAATCAATCCAGCAGATATAGGGGCTGTATCTTCTATTACAGGGATAACATCTTCGATAGTAGGATCTAAAGCACTTCTAGCTTCTTGTGCTATGTCCTCAGCCTCAAGAGTTTCTAAGACACCTTCAACAGCTTCGGCAATTCGACCACCACTAAACAAGTCTGTGGCTGACTGATACTTAGTTGCTAAAGAATTTAAGTTTTGTAGTTTTCCATCTATCATACGAAGATTGCTTACAAGTTTTAGAGTACTTCCAAACCTAGTTGTAATAATATTCTCAAGGTTACTTCCCTGAAGTATTTGATTACGACTTTGTTCAGGCAGTTTCATAAAGGCTTCAAGACCACCTGCTGATTCGATGCTTTGGACTGTTTCTCTGAAGTCACGTAAACGTCTATCACCTTGAGGAACCCCAGAAAACTTACCTTCGATAAACTCCATATCGAAGACAACCTTACCTGTCTGGTCTACTTTAAAGTATTGCCCATCACCTGTACTTAGTCGTTGGTCAAGTTCATTCTTTTGACGTACTCTTTCAGCAGAAAGGGCTTGTTGTAAAACATCGTTAGTCTGTGCAGCATTGAGAGGATCTGTACGATAAACAGCATCTAGGTTAGTCATGATACCGTTGTCGGCAAACCTAGACAAAAGCTTCTCACCCAAAATAAACTCATCACTCTGGGAAGCAACAGCACTTGCAGTAATGTTAAGAGTATTTAACCAAGAGTTTCTAGTCTCAGCATTATTAATAATGTTCTCAGGTTTTGTTGTAGAGTTTATTGCAGAAACACTTTCAACAATCTTTGTATAATTTTCAGGTTGGTTCTTAATATCAGGTAAAGGAAGCAATGAAGGATTCTCCCCTGTTCCTGAACTCAACTCTGGTCTTCTATTGTTTCCAAATATATCTACATACTTATCAACAGATATAGCTGATGTTGCAGCTTCTACTAGAGCATCTGCAAAAGTCTTTCCCTTCTCTTCAAATTTAGTAAGTATTTGACTTTTAAATGTTTCAGGATTTTGTTTTACCATAGCCCTTACAGTGGAGATAGTCAAACTATCGAAACCAGACTTTTGCAAAGCTACTTGAACAGCATCAAGTTGCACAGAAAGAGGATCGGTGCTTACACCTACTGCAATATCTTGGACAAGACCATTCATTTGATCTACAACAGCTTTGACAGCTTTGTTACTCTCAAACTTACCATATTTAGATGCAATAAGATTTCTTGTGGATAGCTGTATATTTCTTAATTCACCACGAGTAACAATACCATCTGCCTCTGCCTGTACTGCAGCTTGAGATAGTATCTGATAGTCATTCTGAATACTCTCTAAGATCGGGGTGGGTTCTATAGGCATACCTGCTTGTAGCTTTGCATCTTGCACGGCAATCTGTTGGTCTAGTACAGCCTTTTCATTTAACTTCTGTAGGACAAGCTTATTAATCGCATCTGGTGTAGCTGTAATATTCTCTGAGACTAATTCAGATTTAGCAACAGATCTTAGAGCTAAACCCTGCTCACTTTGAAGACGTTGGTTTTCATAGTATTGTTCTTCGTCACCCACATCAAAGGCTGCTGCTGCAAATGGTGTCCCTGTGATAGCTTCATAAGCTCCTTTAAGATTATCTGGAAGCTGTACATTAGCATTAACAGCCCTCATAGCTACCTGTTTAGCTCGCCTTGCTAAGGTTATATTATCTACTTCACCACCTTCTTGCAGATCAAGCAAGTTACTTAACTCAGTACCGAATCCTTGGATTAGACTGCTTTCTCTTGAAGCTTCTGATACAGGTCTAGGGGCTGCACGACCTAGTGTAGCTGTTATGTCTTTGACACCTCTTAAAGCAGTAGCAAAGGGGCTTGTTGTTTGAGGGGCTTGGACAGGAGCTTCTGCCTGTATCTGACCCTCAAGTTTAGGTGCAAAAATTGCCATGTCTTTTCCTTACTCTGTAATAGCTTGTAGTTGATCAGCTTCAGTCTCAAGGCCCATACGACGAAGTTGTTGTATTCTTTCGAAAGTAGTTGTGTCTGCAAAACCCTTTAAGACCTGTTCTTTTAGGTTCTGTCTTAGCTCAGGGGTAAGGCCGTTTAACCTACTAACCATTATGTTGATACTCTCAAGTGTCTCATTAGCTAGTTCAGCATTACCATCGTTGACTGCTCTCCAAAACTGATTGGTATAAGGCTTTACTTCCTTAGACCATTTACGATATGTCTTGTTTGTTCTGAAGATAATATCTTTAGCATCATATATTTGCTGTACTTCCTCTAAAGGAATACCTGCAACAGCCATCAAAGCATCTATGTTATTAAGGTTAGGATCTATCTCACCACCTGTTTTAGAAGAGTAAACTTGATGTTGCCATATTCCATAGCCTTTTGAAAGGTTATCAATAAACTTCATGTTACGCAGAAGTTCCATACCTTTTGTACTTATTAAAATCTCATCACCTCTTATAAGAGAACCCATAAACTGAGAGAAGTCAACAAGAGTATCGCCAGTCTTACCACCACCAGCACCACCTATTATTTCTATAGCAGTGGCCTCTCTATAGTTTCTAAAGGTATCAATAACACCATCGCCAAGGGATACCCGACTTGCCATAGAAACTTCTGGGGCATTCTCTCCAATTAAAACATCCCCAGCCCAAGCAAAAAGGGCATCTACACTACCATTTTTTATAAGACGGTACATATCATTGCCGGGTTCTATTTGCATATCTTCTGGCAAGAAAGAGTTTAAGTTATCTACAACACCAGAAGTTGTCGTAGCTGCACCCACACCTGTTAGTCCCCAAAAGGGTCCAACCATAACTGCAGCACCCATACGTTCACGAGCAGTCATGTTCTTACCCACAAACACAGCTTCAAAACTACGAAGAAGATACGACATAAACTGAGTAGGAACTCTCAGCACACCTTGTTGTATCATACCCCTGCTCATGTTTGTCATATTGAAAGAGTAGGCTTGCTCTTTGTTAGACACCCAAGTACGACCTTCTTCAGATAGTATTGACTTACCTTTGTTTTGTGCTTTCCATTTTCTTACGGCGGCACCAAAAGCTGTTGTTCGAGTTATCTGCTCACCCTTGTTAAAGAAGTACATACCAACATTGTTAGTCTTTTCCCATGCCTTACCAACCGTGTTAGATACTGCACGAGCTTTCTGTGATTTTCCTAATCGAACAGCAGCACCAGAAGGAGCTTGGAAACCTTCTACCAAGTTAGTTGGATCTACTTCATAACGAGCCATATCAATAAATAGTTCTCGTATTTCTACCATTTCATCCCTAGAGTACCCGTAAAAACCAGCCATCCTATCTATCATAATATCAAGTTGTTTACCTTCAACTTCAAGAGAGCTAAGTAACTGGCGTCCCATAACCATACCAGATATACCGTCATCAATTCCAGTAGCACCTATGATAGTCATGCTATGGGCTGATTGCAGGAGTAATTGAAAAGTATCTCCAAAGAATGTTGTTTTAAACCCAAAGTTAGTTAGAAGGTGTGTCGGGTTGTTTACATTAAACTTAACACCAGTAAGATTATAGAATTGTTCTGTAACATCTTGAGCTAGTCTAGTTAAAGCACGATCCCCAAAACCTTCTGCCCCTAACCTAAGGTCTGTAATTCTTTTGCGTTCAAATATCTTTTGAATAACAGCATTAGAACTATCTTTGTCCAACCACTTATCAATGTTACGGTAGTATGAACGGTAATCTTTATTAGAGCTATCAGGATCTGCAATCTGTTTGATCTTCTTACCCAAAGATACTTGAGCAGCAGCCGTGTAGTTACTAAAGGCTATCTTACGGCTTTCAGTGTTGGCTTGGTTTAGTATTCCTTTAATTGGGTTATCATTTACTGTAGCTATACCGCCGAAGTGCGTCAGTGGTTTATCGTTCCGACGATTAGAGAATATAGTAAACTCATCCAAGGTAGCTCCCGGCGCAAAAGTTTCACCTGCTACACCAGTAAATACATTCTCATCTCTTGCTTTACTAACAATACTAACAGTTTCATTTCCAAACAAACTTAGAAGATCCTCATCTCTAAGAAACTTCTCCATTGCAGATGCGGTTGTGATACCGGGGTTCCACTTGTTGTTAGCTGCAACAAGATCATCTGTTAAGTTATTAGACCTAATTGCTCTAGCAATAGTATCCATCTGTTCAGCAGCAAGTAGTGCAGTCTTATTAGAGCTAGTTGATAGAGCAGTCTTTAAAGGAATACCGTCTTTACCCATCAAGACAATAAAGTTAGTAGCCTCTGGATTGATACGAGGACCACCAGCATTATACCCTAAAACGTCTTGAGGTTCAAGTGGTTTTACAAGTTCTGTGTCAACAACATACTTAACACCGTTTGTGTCCATGTCCATTTCAAAGGCATTGACAAGAGGTCCATCATACTCTGACTTAGTAAAGACAGCACCAGACTGAGCATCAATAATTCTAGCTGAGTCATCTATGCTGTTAACAGATATTTTCTTAGCTGCTGTATAAACCTGTTCACCACCAATGAAAGTGGAGATTCTACGATAGCCAGCCCTGTGCATTGTACGGATAAGGCCTGTAGCTCTTAGAATATACGTTGTATCTGAAAGGTCCACAGTTGCTCTGTAACCATCCAACACTTTTTGAGAGGGAGCTTTACCTTTGTTGTCAGCCTTCCAAAGATCAATGAAGTCATCGTCAGTAAACCAGTTACGTTTAGATGCCAAGTCTTTAGATTGAATCCTCTGAATTATGTCACCGACTTGTTCAAGTTCTTTACCAGACAACTTTCCAATCTTACTTGTAAGACCTTGCATCAACTGAGAAGTACGGATGGCTCCACTCTCTGCACGATAGGCTAAGTTAGTAAGGAACTCATTATCCCGAAGATGTGAACCACCCGTAAACCTATTACCGAAGATCTTAGAAAACAGTTTACCTGTTACACCTTCGATATGATTTAACTGTGCAAACTTGTCAGCAGCAATAAAGTCATCAAGTTCTATAGCTTCATCAACCTGAATAGCCCAAGCACCTTTTGATTCATCGATAGGTACTACGGTAGCCTCAGGGAAATCTTCAGCAAACTTCTCTGCTGACTCTCTCGTTAAAGCTTTACCAGTTTTAGGGTGCCCTAGTAAAACTGTAAGTCTGTTTGTTTGGTAGTCTAAGCTGTGGTTTATAACACCTCTGTTAAAACTTTCTTGGATATAGTTTATACGATTAGAGATATAAACACCTAACTGAGCTTGGTCATAGATCTTACCTAAAGCTCTGTTAGCATAAGCATAGACTTCGTTGACAACATCCCTTGCAGTCTGATTACGCAGTGCAGCCTCACCTAAGGGCCGTACAGGAGCTTTATCTCCAACTGGGTCAGTGATACTTGGACCCATGTTTGCTAAGTTCTCAGGCTCGTCTGTACGTCTAGCAATGTTTTCTGCTACTTCTGTTGCAGCATCTGGTCCGTTGACAGCACCTGCACGGGTAGCAGCAGTAGGTGACTTTGCTATAGTGTTAATCATCTTTGCTACTTTACGAGCTTCGTTTACTTTAGCAGCAGTCTTAACTGTTTTAACGGTAGCACTCGTAGCTAAAGTAGCTAAAGGAAATAAATCAATAGCACCAATGATCGCCTCAGTGACTGCATTATCATCATTACCAAACCTATTAATTGTGTTTAGAAGGTCTGATAATGCTAAAGGGTTATCTGCAAAGAAGAACCCTTGATCAACATACTCGTTAATTTTACTGTCTAAGAAAAGTTCGTAGTCTGCTACGGACATATTACCAGCAATAGCTCTGGCAAACTCTTCTGAGACAGTCTTACGTTTCATAGTAAGGTCTTCGAAAGCACCGATAGGAAACTGACGGAAGATATAACGGTCAAACCAATTGACAACAGTACCTGCACCAGTCTCTGCTGTACGAGACTTAATAGCATCTTGAATTTTTTCTGCTGTTAGCTGATACTTTATAGATGCTCTATTCTGTGTTTCAGTTAAGGCTGGGTTTTCCATAGCATGGAATGAGTTGTCAAAGTAATCAGACAAACCTATTAGCTCACCGCCTTTAGCCGCCTGATCGTCTAGTCTAATAGCTGCTTCTTCAACATCTACCTGTTGTTCTTGTACTTCTTGTACATCACTAATCAAAGCATTGCTTACACGAGTAGAAACCTCAGAAGGAAGGTTCTCTACTTCGTCTGGCAACAGCCCTGTAGCTCCGAGAACTGCAGTGTCCCTACGTTCTGTAGAAGCTGAGTAGGGATCTGGGGTAACTATCTCTGAGACTTCTTCATCGTCACCAAGGATTGTTACCTGTTGTTCCTCTAATAGAGTAGCCATTAATATTTCCTTACTTATTAGAAGAGGTCATAGTCTTTACCTACGGAAAAACCTGTTAAAGCAGCCCCTGATATAGCACCACCTAAGTCTGCTTGAGCACGAGCAGAGGCAGCTTGTTGACTGAAAGAACTAATCTGCTGAGATAACCCAGACATCTGACCTTGAAATCCTAGTTGACCTCCAAGCTGAGAGGATAGAGAGGACAAACCACCACCTAAAGCAGACCCTCCTGTAATACCTAAAGCACCTGACTGAACAAGTGCTTGTGATCTTTGTAACTGTGCTGACCGTAGAGCCTGTGTTCGAGAACGTCTAGCCTGAACTTGTTGTTGCCGTTGCTGAGCACGGGTTGCCCGTCTTTGAGCAGAGGCTGCTTGCTCACCTTGATATATTTGATAGCCTGTTCCTGCTACTGCAGTGGCTAAAAGAATTGTTTCAATACCCATGTTATTCCCCTAGATATTTTGTATACAGTTTTTCAGAATGTTTAAAGCCTAATCTTTTAAGGATAGGATCGTAAGGTTTGTCCACCGTTGTATTAAAAAGAAGAACAGATACACCACGTTTTTCTAAGTCTTCTGTTACATACTTTACTAAGAAGTAACCCACTAAACCTTTTCTATATTCTTTATCAATAAATAGAATATCATTGGAAGCAAAGATATGATCTTTATAGTGAGGATGGTTTCTAGCTAAAACAACTAAGTATCCAACAAGCTTCTTATCTTTTCTAACTGTGTAGACACCTATCATACCAGCATAATAAAGGGCATCGTAAGCTTCCCAATCTGGATTAAGTTCTATACCAGCTTCTTTGTATCCAGTGTCATCCCAATTCTGATAAATAAGTTCGTTAGCTTCTTCTTTTACTTCTTGGTAGTCTTCGGCCTGTATCTTAAAACCTCTGATTGACTGCATTAATTATTCCAAAGCCTAGTAGTACGAAGTCTTTACCCTGTTCACTCTCGAACCTGAGCCTCATACTACGGCCATGCCCTCTCATTTTTAATCGTGTGGTTACGACCTTCTCAGGATAGTCCCAAGTGCCTAAGTCAGATTCATTTACAACAGGTGTGTACTTTAAACGATAAGCCTGTTGTGGCGAAGATGAAGTGTTAGTACGGAAGTCCCAATAAGATGAGACAAGTAATGATGATTCCCTTACAGGTGTGTATCCAGTTTCATCAGTACCAGAGTATCCTGTTTCAGTTGGACGTAGATACACTTGTATATACGGGGCATTCTTCTTGAGGATTAAGTCTCCCATAAAGTCATAGCCAGCTTCAGCATATGAACTATAGTTAGAATCACCCCAATCTAGGAAGGTTGTTCCTGAGAACAAACCCATTGTCATCTTACCTGTTGCACCATCGTAAACCATAAGAACGATAGCTGCATCAGCCTGTGATAGTTCTGTCTGTGTTGAGATGACAACATCATCTCCTGCACTGGTTACAACATCATCACCATCAAAAGTAAGAACATCGTTGTTTACAAAGTTAGAACCAAAGCCGGGATAGTATTCTGCTCCCATGATATAGTCTGGACTTGTGGCACTGTCCGATACTGTCCAAGGGTAGAAAGACTGCAACGTAACATCAAGAGTTAATACTTTATTCTTCTTGTTGGCTACTGTCTCACCGTTACTAGGGTAGAACCAATGTACTCTTTTGTTTGTCTGATCGTATACTGCAGTACATTCTTGTCTAGCAGAACCGTCAATAGCCTCAAAGAAAGTCTGGATAGAACCAATAGATAAGTTTTGTTCCTGTGCTCTACCTGATACCTGATCAAAACCTAATGTATGTATCCCATGTTTAGACCACCAGAGAGGTACACCTTCAACACTTACAAATGCCTGTGGGTTAGTCAGACCAATCTGTGATACCCTTGAGATGGAATACTCAGTAGCTTTGAAAACATTATCAACACCACTAATTTGCCATACACCATTCTCAGCAAATACAAAGATAGAACTTCCATACACATGAAGCTTCTGAATGTTCATAGCTTCTGGTATTGATATAACACCACCATCAGAAGCAAGAAGATCACTAATCTCTTCAGAGGTAGGATCATTCTGTTGATAACATCTGTCAACTTCTGTAATGTTATCTAAGTATTTACTGAAAAGTATTTTACCAGCATTCTTTGAACTTGTCAACCCTGCATAGAACACACGACCAGAAAAAGCTGCAACTGCTTTAAATCTACTTGTCTCTAGTTCTGTTGTAATACCAGAGATACCAGAGGCTGCACTACGGTTCTTGGAAAAGAAGTCTAGGATAAAGCTACCGTTACCTGTGAGGGTAGATCCAGTAAAGACCTTCTCCCACTCTTCAGGAACAAAGTCACCACTAGCATTTTTACCTGAGTACCAAGGATGTGTGAGGGGTGGGTATTCGTTATCTGCAGTTCCATCACCATCACTATCGTAAGCTAGGTAAGATGTTAGAGCAGCTTCACCTTTCTCACCAGACCAACCTGAGTTAGCTGTATCATACTCACGACCTTTACTTGGCGTGGCAGTGCCATCTGTATAGTTTGTTGTAGTACCCTGCCATTCAAAATCTCTTACACGAGGTGAGATCTGAGTTGTTGAGATGGTGTTAGCATCTGCATCATAGGTAATATAAATAGGTTCAATAGCCTCAGAACTTACAACAAGATTACCATTGATTGTATCCATCTGGACCTTAGCTAGTCCAGCACCTATACTACCTGCAAACTCATAGGATACAAGATTAACAGAGAAGCTTTCTTCATTACCTGAGTATGGCTCTGAGCCTGTGTTGTAGAAACGTAGAGTTGTACCTTGTTGTACAACAACAAAGTCTAACCCAGCTACACCAGCCGCATTCTTCCACCGACCAGTGGTGAACACAAAAGAGTTATTGATTGTGAATGTAGAGTTAACATTGCTTGTCTCTAACTCTACTGCCAGTCTACGGCGGCGAGAACCATCTCTCTCTAAGAGACAGTTCAGTTCGTCAATGGATGCATCTTCGGGGAATGTTAGTTCACCAGCCTCAGTTATCAGACCCTTGATGAACGTGTTCACTACCTTTTGACTTATTCTTTGCGGCATCTTTTTTCTTCCGTTCTTCTCTGGCTTCTGTGAAGTAGTTTCGACGGGCTGTCTTAGACATCTTCTTTTTCTTTAGATAGTTTTCTATGGCTTTCTTAGCTGCTGGTATCCCTGAGTATTTACCTTGGAACTCTTCGGGCAGGATACCTTTCTCAAACTTAATCTCAAAGAAGATAAAACCATCGTTGGCTTTTTGTATTATGATGTCTGTAGCAAGTTTGTCTGTCTTACAAACACACCGTTGGTTAACAGTGTCTTCTATAAACTCGACCATTAATTTCTCCCGTAGTGAGGTCTTATGTTAGCTTTCTTTGTTTTGTACATGTCATTCTGTACGAATGACTTTAAACGACGAGCAGACTGTTCGATCTTAGGATCTGAACCAGACTTAAACAAAGAGAAGCAAGTTGATTTAGCTTCAGCCAATAAGTATGGAAGCATAGTGTCATCCAAGTCAGGCTGGAAGTTATCGTCAATAGTAAATGTCGGATAGATGTAACCAAAGGCTCTGGTCTTGCTGTTCTGCAACACAGAGTCAACAGTGAATTTGTAAGAATCCATGACGATGTGGTTGTCATCAAAGCTAGTATAATATGATGGTTGACGATCATTACCGATAAACAATTGTGTGCCACCTAGAACATCAGTTACAGTTGTTGTTGTAGCTGAGTCTTGGTTCATACGGTCAATGAAGTTCATAGGTTCTACAAACACTATCTCCTGATAGGTGGTACCTGTGTCATCTATATTATAATCTACTCGACTAAGTTGACGGGTGTTAGCTGGATACAAGAAGTGAGTAGGCTTAGTGCTATCAGCTAATGAAGTAAGTTTAATAAGTTGTCTGTGCTCTGGGATGTCCCTTGCAGCAACAATATTAAAGAATGTATCTTGGATAACAGAAGCAACTTGTTCAGCTTCAACTGTATCACTAATGGAGTTCACAGCCTCTGAGTCCATGTCACTCAGAATAGACTGAACCATTTGAAGAAGTGTGTTTCTCATTATGTTCTATCCAATACTACTACAAAACGTAGTTTAGCTGTGTTAGTGGATGCTCCATCACTTTCAATAGTAATGAAACTATCGGCTGTAACTGTATTGTTTGAGACAGGAACTAAAGTATCTACATCACCTGCAGCAGATCCTGAGGCAGTTATTGTCAAAGTTCCCATAGATGAACCTGCAGCATTCTTAACTGTAACAGTAGAATTAGCAGAAGATATTACAGCTTCTAAAACTGTTAGAATTTTAACAACAGTACCAGCAAAAGGAATAGGGACATAGACTTTTTCTACAGCAGAAACATTTTCTAAATAGCCCTCAAGAGATAGTTCAATAAGAGTTTCTTTAGCTGTCCAAGCTCCTGATCCTGCACCATTAGCAACATACACATCCCCTGAGGATGCTGATGCTATACCCTTAGGTTCATGCAAGTAAGGGTCTGTTAGTGTACTGTGGTTTACGTTTGCCATTGCAATCTCCTAAGGTGGAAGGAAGGGGGCCGAAGCCCCCAACCAATTAGTTTATACTTCGATGTACTCGATGACCAATTTGGCAGCACCTGCAGTAAATGCAGCTGTGTCATAGTCAAGTGATACATAAGCATCTGCAGCACCTACGGTTACAACACCGTTTACATAGGCACCGTCACAAGCTACAACATCACCATCAGCATCGATTGCAGTTACTGCGATAGCAGCATCGATACCTTGAGCAGCAATAGCTGCACCAGCAGCAGTCTGCAGACCGATGTTAAGGGCAGCAGTTGCACCAGCAAAAGCATCCGAAACAATCAAGCTTGCACGAGTGATGTATGATCCTGAAGGAATGAATGCATCATTCGCAGCAGGAGCAGCTGGAGAAGCAGCAATAGTAGTCGCATCATCGATGTCAATCATCAAGAATTTAACACCGTTGTTGTTACCACCAGTTAGGTTGGCTACGCCTTGATCCCCATCAGTGAGGATGTAGAGGCCATCTGCGTTAGTGTAAGACATTTAGTATCTCCTTATACTGTAGGTGTCGTGATAACACGAACCATGTTTTCAGGACGGTACAACTTAACACCGTAACGAGCAGTAGTTACAAACTCGTGACGTTGGAAGTCTTTGTTATACTCATAGTCTACCTCAGGCTGCTGACGCCATGCACCCACGAATGGATTCACAGTAGCATTAGCTGAGAAGAACAAGTTAACTTTACCGTTTGTTGTGCTGAAGTCATTGGTAGTTGTGTTGTCACGTTCCTTCAGAGCAGTGTCTGTTGCATCAGCCAAGTAGTTTGATGTATATACATCGAAACCATAGACGTTAGCTACGAAACGCATACCAGTAGCAATACCTGAGCTTACGATACCTTCAAACTTAGGGTTGTTGGTAACAGCAGCAAGATCACTCAAAGTGTTGATTGTAAACTCAACTGATGGGTCTACAATAGCAACCATTGCTTGATCAGGTACATTAGCCATCTTCAGCTTCATACGAGCATAAGCAAAGTCTTCGACTTCGATTTTACCTGCATTACCGCCTGAGAAACGGTGGATTCCTCCGTCAACCAAAGACTGAGCATTGTCAGCTAAACCTGCTTCAGGAGCAGCCATAGTGGTTGTTTCGAAGTGAGCCATGATTGCACGATCTTGTTCAGGAACAAAACGGCTCATCAGTTCACTTGCGTAGAAGGTATCCTGCTCAGCTTTCTTAGTCATGTAAGTAGCTGATGACAGATACTTATCAACTGTGAAAGTGAACTCACCTGTGTCAAGTGGACGGTATTCTACGGAAGTATCTTCTGCGTAGTTGTCTACCTGTGCTTGACCGATTGATGGAATGTGGAAAGTGTTCCCATCTGGGAAACCTTCAAGCATACGGACGTACCGTTGTGCCATCATTTCATCACGTAAAATCTCCTTGAGTTCCGTAGACCATACTTCGGTACGGGTAAGGAGAGTAGAATTGGCTGTATTCATACCAGACATTTTCTTATCCTTTAGATTCCAAACTTACTGCCCAAACGACCTTTGTCTTCCATAAGTTGTCGTTGTATTTTGGGTGTATAGTAGAGGTTACGATTTTCCCGACGAAGCTTTTGGTAATAGGACCAATCACGTTCTGTCGAGGCTTGCATGTTGACACCTTCTGTGCGAACTGAACCTTGAACCATAGGTTTAAAGTCCTTCTTTGCTTCGCCAAGGAGACTAAAGAAAGCCGTGGGTGATTCAGCAGCAATCTCCTGCATACGTTGGAGACTAATACCTAATTCCTTTGACTTCTCTTGGATCTTAGCATTGGCTTCTGTGCCGTAGCTCTTCTCCAACTCTCCGTTCACAAGATCAAGATTTTGTTTGACAACAGACTCTTTATCTCGTTCAGTTAGTGTACGTTCGACAAGGCTCTTCAGGTCTTCCTCACTCAGAGCAGGGTTGGTGTTCCCTTCTGAAGTGCCACCAGTATCATTATTGGGCATTGCAGTATTCGCAGTGGTGGGTTCTGCGGCCTTATTTTGCAACTGGTCCAGAAGATTCTTAGCATAATCCTGTTTACCCAAGTCTTCCCTCATCTGTGTGAGTTGTCCTTCGAGTTGTTGTATGTAGGTATCAGCCTCTAGTTTCCCTTTAGCTAGTACCTCAGGATCTTTCCAATTATCTCCCTTGGCCTCAACGAGCTTGGCTACAAAAGAATCCTGTGGTGGGGTACTCTCAGTAGTTTGTTGCTCTGGCTGAGTAGTGTCCGTGGTTTGACTACTCTCAGTAAACACATCCATGTTTTATTCCTTGTTTAAAGTTATTACTTTCAGCATATCATCAAGCACTTGGTTGTACTCGTTGACTGCCACTTGTCGTAGTTCCCAATTGGGTACTTCGTAATCACGAACTGCTTCTTTCTTCTTGAAGTTCTGTTCGAGAATTTCTTTAAGAGCATCGAAGGCATTACGATAACCTAGTATCTCAGCCTTACGTTTCTCTTTCTCAGAGCCACTAAGACCCTTTAACCAAATAGATTTCATTATTTCTTCATTGGTTTCTTTTTAGCCATAGGTTTCTTTTTCTCTGCTGGCTTTTTTGTTGTGTTCTTGTACGGTTTAACTTTACCCTTCATGTATGGCATTTTAGATCCCCATCTCTTGTGCAATCATTAGTTGCTCTTGGTTAATAGCTTCTGCCTCTTGCATCTGCTGTTGTGTTTCTAGCTGTTCAGATACAGAAATATTCTCTGAGAACAACTCTGGTTCACCTAGCTCCTCAGACAAGATACGAGCAAACTCTTTACCCGACAAGTGAGCAGACACGGTAGGATCAGACAACTTGATCTGATAGAGTTGAGTAAGGTTCTGAATACGACGAGCACGTTCAGCAAAGTGACGAGCACCGACAGGAACAATCTTACCCTTAGCTGTAATGTCATCCTTCGTGATAGTCTGGAACAACACAGCACCTGTGGCATCATCCAGTACACGAATTGTATCTGACATATTCATATAACGACGAGACACTTCAAGCATGGCATTAAGGATTGGCTCAAGGAATACACGTTCGAAGTGGGCAGTCTTATGTTCGAAGATACGAGAGGCAGAGTTCTGTAGGGATTGTACCTCAAAGGCTGTCTTCTCGCCCGGTGTACGGATACCCATAGCTTGACGAGGTGCCCCTGCCATTTCTTCCATCTTGTCTTCCAGCACTCTAATTTGCAGGTCTGCTTGCAATGCAGTTGCATCAGGTGCCATGTAACCTACGTCACCCTCTTCTCCCATGTATATACGAGAGCCGGGTTCGAAGTCGAAGTCCTCTACGTCACCACGGATCTTGAGGATCGGGTAAGCAATCTGATCGAATACGTCTGACTTCAGGTTCTCTAGGTGGTCAATACGATACTGCATACCAACCAAGTTATCTAGTGGACCCATTGCATATAGGTTGTCTGGACGTGGCCTCCACCCTGCGTGGAAGATAGGAGCACTGCCTAACCAGCTAGGGTTCTCTTCATTAGCTAAGACATAGGCACGATCAGCAACAGTAATGATACGGTTTTTATACAACACACCGTTCTCACTGTCGTAGTAGTCTCCGTAGAATGTCAGGATCTCTACATAGTCTGATTCGTAATACTGTTGTATGGATGTAAAGCCATCAGCAATGTATCCATCAGCTTTGTTGTAGGTAGCATCAGAACCAGTTACTGCAGCCCTAGCACCCATCATCTTGTCGAAGACACCTTCCATGTATTTCTTGGAAGGGTCACTGTCGATCATTCCCCGGATCTCTCCTAGTGTCTGAATAGACTTAATGATCTTAGGTGACTTGCCAAAGCTAGGGGCAGTAGGATTAAAGCAGATGTCGTAGGGTGAGATACGAACCATCTTAGGGCCAACATAGTTTACAACTAGATCGCCTTCTGCTTTCACCTGATAGTTATCTTCCCACACCACAGTAGCAAAGCAGTTGCCGTACTGGATGTAATCATATAACAAATCACTAGAGATGTTTACAAAGTCAGACTGACGAACTTTGTTGTCCATATATGCTTGGATAACAGATCGTTTGGCTTTGGTGTTAGCCTCTTTAGTCTCTGCTTCAAACCGCATCCACTTAGACTGTGGGAACAAAGTAGCAAAGTAGTTAGCATGGAGATTGTCCATGATCTGTGTAAGCTTAGGAGTAGTGGTGCTGTTAGACCAAGGCAACATAGCATTTTTTGTTGTCTTAGTGTCTGTAGCATACAGATAGTTCCGTAACTCTTTCCACTCTTCTACCTTCTGCTCACGAAGGTTAGACCACTCACGCCACCGATTAGCCACCTCTACAGCCATAGAATCTGGACCTAGCAAGTACTCTAGTTCTATTGTTTCACCTGCCATTAAGAGGCTCCTCTAAATCTATTATTAGCCCAAACGATATTATTACTTTTATCTCTACGAATACTCTTGAAAGGCTTGACAGCAATGTCAATAGCAGAAGCAAGAGCATCCTTAATATCGTCGTGTGGTGGGTTCCTTGACTGTAGTTCTTCTTCTAGTGTCTGTATGTTACCACCACGGTAGTGCCAGATCTGCATGTTATCGTAACGAGGCTCAAGTGTAGCAGCTATACGTTCTTCTTTATTGCCCTGATGTTTGTTGGGTCTGTACTCATCAATGCTAATAGCTAACCCATGTTGCTTAACAAGTTCCTTGAGTTGCTTAACGATTGCCTGTTGTGCTACTGTAACCTCTGCTCGCATCTTACGGAAAGACCACTTGGTTGATAACTGCAGAATGTGTTCGAAGTATTCTGTGATACGATCTGTACGGAAACGATCAATGTCTAGGACATAGATGTTATTGTCTGAGTCAACACCTACAATTACAATAGCTGTGTAGTCAGCTTTCTTTGATAAACTAAATGCAAAGTCAACTGCAGCAAATACATTTAACTTAGCATCTTTGTAGAACCAGAACCCATTCTCTTGCTTCAGATGTTTACGTTCGTAATACTGAAACCTGTTACTCTCAATCGGTACGTTATCTGGATCAGTAGGATCGTTGTAATACTGTGCTCTGAACTGAGACTTGTCTAGGTACTGACCACGTTTCTTAGCTAGGATCTGACGATTGAAGCCAAAGTATTTACCGTCTTTACGTTGTTGTTGAGGCCATAGAAACTCACCGACACCATCTCCCCGGTCTTCTACTGCTCTCTCCATAACCTCGTAGATCTGTTCCTCAGATACCTTGTTACCGTCTTCGTCATACTGATCTTCAGTCATCTGCATCAGATCGTTGTATAAGTCTGCAGGGTGGTAACGAGTACCTACGATCCACTCCTTTGCATTAGCCCCTTCGATAGAGGACAACAAAGAATACTGGCTCTTAACTTTATTACGTCCCTCACCTGTGTATGCATTCTCATAGACAACAACATCATCTAAAACTGCAATGTCACAGTGCATCCCTGTGAGAGAAGTGGTAAGACCACCAGTAAAGACAGAAGGGTCACGAACATTCTCTTTCTTACGAAGAGGGTGGTCTAACATAATCTCTGATGTTGTCCACCGTACTCGTTTACCTTCGTCCTTGTTAACATGATCAGGCCAGTAACGACTATAAGTCTCTGAGGTTAGGATACCCTTGATAAACCCTAGTTGCTTCTCTGCAAGGTTTGCAGTGGCTGAGATGTACAGTATCCGTAACGTAGGATCTTTGGTTAGTTCCCATGCAACCCTGTAAGCTACCAACCTAGACTTGCCGTGGTCACGAGGGAAGAGTAACAATTGGTGAGACTTAGAACCCCCTCTAGTCCACCAGTTACACACATCCTCGTGACATTGGCCTAACACTTGCTCTGGTGAGACAAGCTTAATAAATGTGGCTAGATCATTCTCAGCAGCTTGTCTAATCTGATCTAAAGTTACACTCATTTATTACTGATATTCCATTGTTTAACTACTGAGTCTAAACCAAAGGCTGCACCAGCAAAGGTAAAGATTGGCAGGTTAAGTACCTTTACTGCCTCACCTGCTAAGGAGTTTCCGAAGAAGACCCATAAGCAAATCAGCAATAGAAGAACTGCCAACAATAGGGCTGCCACTTCCCTCTTCAAGGTCTTTTGCTTCTTCGGTAAGGCTTGATCTGTCATTAAGGTAATCCTTTACGTTAAAACCGGGACAGGCTTTTGAGGACACCTCGTTATGTCCACGTATTATAGCACCTGAATATTCTGCTGTCAAGCTATCTAGTAAAGTATTTAGAGCTTTTCTTTGTTTTTCTGTATAATGCTCTTCGAACTTATCGTTAGCATCAGAACCAAATCCACCTACAATACAAATACCGATAGAGTTTTTGTTGTGGCCTTTAGCATGAGCACCTGCTTTTTCTACTGGCCTTCCGGGGCAGACAACACCATTACGATCAAGAACGAAATGATAACCTATATCTGCCCATCCTCTTTCCTCTACATGCCACCTACGGATCTCTTCAACCTTATCAATGCAGTTAGACTTCTCCATCCAGTGAGGTTTAGTTGCACTGCAATGTACAAAGATTTCGTTGATGTTTCTCATTGACTAGCCATCTTTTCTACTGATTCTCTAATAGCTTTAATATTCTCATCCATACGACCAAGAGTTACAGCTTGGGCCTGAACGATAGTTTCAAGAGATTCTAAACGAGTTTCATTACGAATGATGTCTCTTGCATTGGCCTTTACGGAACTGTCTAAACTAGAAATATACCAGACAAGAGCTACTGTCTGTGCAACGATAGCCAGTACCAGAGTTACAGGTACTGACTTACTGAGGTGCCAATTATCTTCCATGACACCCTCTAAGCTACGAAGACGTCTTTAGAACCGAAGTCACGATTATCCGATATACGGATGACAACAGAGCCTGAGGAATACCCTGAGACAGTTGCTCGATAATAGACTTCCTCTGCATCAAACCCTACACCCTCGTAGTTAGATGTAAAGGTATCAGCATCGAACCATGTGCTGTTGTCCCAGCTACGTTGTACTGTAACTGTAGCAGACCATGTACCAGAGATAGAAAGGTTGAAGTGACCAACTACCTGCAGAGAGGCTGTGCTTGCGTTAGAGCTAATTGTTTCTGTTACAGCAACCATGATTATTCTCCCTCTGACAAGTGTGCAGCATAAGCAGCCTTAACCGCATCACTAAATACTGGAGTACAGATCGCAGCAACATCAGCATCTTCTGATGAAAGATCAGCATCAGGCATTACCACATGACGGTGGAATGTACGGCTGATTTCTGTGCCATCTTCACTGATGATGGTCGCCGTGCGAACTTGCACTGATGACCAGTCACCATTGTTAATTACTTCGATCTTGTCGTTAAGTGTTGATTTAGTCAGTGCCATGTTTACCTCCTTGGCTGGACTGTCCACCCTCAAAGGGCATTAAGTAATATTGTTTATGACGTAAGCCACTGGTCGATTTGTTGATCCTGTTCCAGCAAGAGTTGTAAATGTAATTAAATCTCCAGATGATGGAGTTAAGTTTGCCCCTGTCGCAGTAACAATAAATGTTCCATTTACAATCGTGGTGTTTCCATCACCAAACTTTACAGAAAAAACATCGCCTGATGTTGTGCCTGTAAATTGAGTAATGGAGGTAGCCCCAGTGTTTGCAGTGTGCAGAGAGTTGATGCCACGAACGTCTGGGGTTGTATCGCCATCGGTAATTGTTTGGACTGTGTCTGTAGTTGTTCCAGCTAAACTATTTCTGTAAATAATTTTACCGTCCGTTGTTCCACTGTCAGTAATTTCAGTAAGAACATTTAAACCATAATTGCCATCAATAATAGAATACTTGTCACCTTCATCAGACCCTAATCGCACTTGCGAATTAGACTGAAATTGATTTGCAAAAATTGTAATTCCTACATAATTCTGGCAGTCAACAGCATTGCCAACCGAACCGTTTTGGAAATTGTTATGTCCAATAAAAACATTACTTGATATTACACCGCCGCCACTACTATCACCAACTTGAATATGACCATTTGTTGGAGTGCCCTCGAAAGAACAGTTAGTAATCTTAGTTAAATCAGTGCCAACATAAATATTAGATAAACCACTTCCCTCAATGATTGAATTAGTAATAACGTGTTCTGCGCCATTGATTAAAGCAATTTGATAAGCTGTGCCCGCAGGATCATCTCCATTATTTTTAATTGTACAACTATCCATAACAAAAAGCTGTGGGCCTTGAGCAGAAACAAAATCATTTTCAACAATGACACCCCGACCGTCTGAGTTCCTCACTTCAGATGAGTGCATAACAAAGTTTTGTGGACGTCCAAACCTTATACCAACAGAATTAGCTTGATCTACTTTTACACGTTCCATCTTTCCATTTAAGGGGTAGTTAACTTTTAATAGGTTTGTCTCACTGCTAGAAGCATTACTAAAAATCTGGATGTCTCTAATCGTCCAACCCCAGAAAGTACCGCCTCCGATGTTGTGATAACCAACA